GACTTTCGTAGGAAAGGTAATGGCTTAGGGTATATGCAGATGCTTGACACATGGATCAATAATCACAGTTGGGAAAAGTACACAGACACAAATGACACAACAGAGCCTGAATCAAACACAGGACGAATCACAAGATCACTCTAACAACTTAGACGAGACTTTAAAAGAGTTTCGTCACATCTCAAAATCAGTAGATAAATCAATCGAAGAGATCAAGCTTGCTAAGCTTGGTCAAAGGGTTGTCTTCCCTACTGGATGGGATAGGTTGAATAAGAATCTTCTCGGTGGTTTGCAGCCTGGGAAAATGTATGTAATTGCTGGGAGACCAGGTGTAGGGAAATCAGCTTTCTCTAACCAATTGGTCTTCGATCTTCTAGACAAGAACAAGGACAAGAAAATGATTCTCCTTTATTGGAGTTTCGAGATGCCAGACTATCAGCAGATTATGAGGGCAGCAGCTAACGATGTTAAGCTGCAGTTCTCAGAGCTGTATAGTATCGAGTCCCCAATCTCTGACGAGAAGGTCAACGACTATGAGAAGGCAGTAGATAAGTATCGTAAGTACCCGATATTCTTCTGCTCTATTCCTCAGAATATGGTTAAGATTAAAGAGGTGAACAACAGGGTGAACTTAAGATTCCCAAACCACACAATAATCAACCTCTTCGACCACTCTAGACTTATTCTAGGGACTGAGGATACAGAACTACAGAAGCTTAATCAGATATCTAAGACTTGTATGTGGCTGCAGGCTAGACTTGGGGTAATCAATATCCTATTGTCTCAGCTAAACAGGAACATCGAGCAAGAGTATCGTGCTAAGCAGCAGTATCAGCCACAGCTAACTGACTTATTCGGGGGTGACTCGATAGGCCAGGATGCTCACGTGGTTATGATGCTTCAACGTCCATATGATTTATACGGGATAACAGATGCATACTGTGGTGAGAACCCAGTAGGCTTGCTTGCATGTCACGTAGAAAAGAATAGGGATGGCCAGCTAGGTATGATTCCTTACGAATCAGATCTGTCTACCTTCTCGATTAAAGAGAGACCAAAAAAGTAATCAATTAAAATTTTAAGTATGAATGATCTTATTGCCCCTAATATCACCAGGGAGGAGATTGGACACAAAACAGTGGCTTACAGACCTAGCAGAATAGAGGCTCTTAGAACTTATAATATAAATATAAAGTTTCTAGACAGAGGAGTAACGGTTAGTGTTGGTTGTAAAGAGATTGCATATGAAAGTGTAGAATCTTTTACAAAGTCTTTTATAGCCTATATGGATGATCCATTTAGTGTTCAAAAAAGTTGGTTAGAATTTTTTCATGAACAAGAGCAAAAGAAATAATTATGGAACTACTACTGCCAACAGAGAAGGTACCAGTTGGAAGGAAGAGCCCACGACATATGATTATGTACGGGCCCCCAAAGATTGGTAAGACTACTGCACTTGCTAAACTTGATGGGTGTTTAATCATAGACCTAGAACAAGGATCTGACATGGTTGAAGCACTCAAGATCAAGGTTAACAATCTTGCAGAGTTAGGACAGGTAGGGAAGGCTATTATGCAAGCCAAGAAGCCCTACAAGTATATAGCTATCGACACTCTCACACAGCTAGAAGTTTGGTGTGAGTCAGAGGCTAAGGAATTGTACAGACAAACCCCGATGGGTAAGAATTTCGATCCTGATAACAAAGGATTGTCAGTTCTATCTCTTCCTCAGGGTGCAGGCTATCTGTATTTGAGAATGGCTATTAAGAAATGGATGGACAGATTGGAGATGCTCTCTGATCATATCATCTATATCGGCCACCTCAAGGATAAGATGCTTGAGAAGAAAGGTAAGGAGGTATCTGCTAAAGATCTCGACTTGACTGGTAAGATTAGAAACATTGCTTGCTCTAACTCGGATGCCATAGGCTACGTTTATAGAGATGGAAACAAGACAATGATTTCATTCGACTCTAGTGAAGAGATCACTGCAGGTTCTCGTTGTGAGCATTTAAAGGGTCAAGTTATGGAACTTGATTGGACTAAAATTTATATTGACTAAACACATTAAATCAAATGGCAATTGAAGCTACCGTTGCACAAGATGTTGCAACACAACCAACCACAGTAATTACTGTATCATCAGTTCTTGGGGATTTGAATAACGGCCTAGACAGAGCCGCTATTGCTAAGAAGTATAACTTATCAGCAGCAGAAGTTGCAGAGGTATTCAAGCACCCAAAGCTCAAAGGTCTACGTGCTCGTCGTAAGATTACACGTATTTCTATTGTAGATGACACAGTAGAAAACCCAGTAACAATCCCAACCATTCAACCAGTTACAGAAAGTAACCAGTTGGAGGTGGTTACAAATCCTAACCAACTCGACCTGCTTGACTTGATTGTTGATGCAGAGGCAGAAATGTGAAGGGAAAGGGACATAGTTTATAAAATGTTTTACCGTTAAAAATTATTAAAAATGGCTATTCAATCGAATAATTCAGAAGAAGTTGTAGCAGGTGGTGGTATAACCCTATATACAGGTATTGCCCCAGTATCAGTAGTTGCAGTTAATCCTAGCTTAGATGAGCTATCAGATCTAGGTATTAATCTCAGAAACGAACCAGAGTATAAGGTGACTCTTAACGAGGAGGACTATAACAAGCTAGTATTTTGGCTTAAGTCTGACGTTCCTGGTCTATCTTTTACTACAAGGTTTGAGATCCTTATGCAGTCTAAGCACCGTGCATCTAAGGATGGAAGCAAGTTCATGTGGGCTAATAACATTGGTCAGACTACATGGAGTGCAGACGTTCCTGCCTATGATTGGTGGAAGAATCAAGATAAGACAAGAAAAGCTTATGTTGGTGAGGATACTTTGATTAACTTTACCAAGGCTTGGGCTAACGTGGCAGCAGGTGGAGAGGTATCATTTGATACTATCGATGCCATTGCTCAGGGAGATGTAAGAGAGTTGCAAGAGTATGTTAAGGTACTCAAAGACAATAAGTTACGTGTCCTTGTAGGTGTTAAGGATGGCAAGTATCAAGCTGTCTACAACCGTCACTTCGGTCGTCTTAAGCCTATGAGAGATGACATGTTTATCAAGGCCTTGAATGAGGACTATGGTTCCTTCAATGCTGAGTATAATAAGGATCTCAAACTACAGGTTTATTCCCCAACTATGATTGTGGCTGACCCTGTATACACTGCAACAGTAGTTGATTCTGCTGATGCATGGGATGTGTAATTGTGTTTAGTGTGTGTATGTTGTTTATTGTTTTTGATTAATGAAGATAGGGGGCTAACGAGCCCCCTTCTTTATTTTTGTAACTATGATTCAGATAAGGAACAGCGATGCTTACTTGGATAAGGACTCTGTTCTCTGTAAGATTTCAGAGTACGATATCTTTAAGTTCTATTGTCACAATTTCAAGAAGAACGGTGACAAGTTTTGTAGTGAGCTCAGACAAGATAGATCCCCAACTTGCTCGATAATCCAGTACAATGGTAAGCTATTGTATAAGGACTTCGGTAATGGGGAGAGCCATGATTGTTTTAGTTACGTGCAACGTAAGTATAATCTGACATTTATAGAAGCACTTAAGGTAATAGATGCTGACTTTGGGCTAGGACTCCACATGGGTACTGTGACCAAGGCTGAGATGGCTATTACCTATGGAGATCAAGTTATTGAGGAGAGAAAGCCCACTGTGCTTACTAAACGTAGTAGAAGGTGGACTGAGGAAGATGTTAAATTCTGGGGTAAGTTTGGGATAGACTTAGAGTTATTGACTAAATTTGCTGTAGAGCCGATCGATTACTTTTGGATCAATGAGGTTCGGTATAGCTGCCACACTCTGGCTTATGCATATAATATCAACGGGAGATATAAGATCTACAGGCCGTTGGAAACAGAGGGTAAGTGGTTCAGTAATACTACTAAAAATGATATCCAAGGCTATGGCCAATTGAAAGACAGTGGAGACATTGTCTTTCTTGCTTCATCACTGAAGGATGTTATGACCTTGAATGCTCTGGGATTCGAGGGAGTAGCAATGCAGAGTGAGATGCAAATGCCTAGTCAGAAGTTTATTGATCATCTCAAGACGAGATTTGACTTAGTGGTTGTGCTGTATGATAATGACTTTAATTCTGATACAAATCCAGGCCAGACTATGGCTAATAAGATTTGCAATTCGTATCAGTTAATCAACGTCATCATCCCAGCTCATTATAAATCTAAGGATATATCAGATCTTGTTAGAGATCATGGAAAAGATTGTGCAAAAAGAATAATTAACATTCAACTACCGTAAATGACTGATTCTAAATACTATACAGACCCAGAGGTTAGAGAAAGAATTGACACTATACTAAAAAATTGTGCAAATCTGTTCAGTAACCTAGGTACTTACACTACTTTTGATGTACAAGACATCAGAATTGCAAAACAACTAGAACGACAATGGCTAAACGAAATACAAGAACTAGATCCAACACTGTTCGAAAAGCTGGTCCCAAGAAAGGAAGCCGCGGAAAAATAAAAGCTACTCAAAAGGTAGTAGACGGCATACAGTTTAAGTCAATGTTGGAGGTGTTTACGTATCGTAAGCTATTGGAGTATGAGTTAAGATTCGAGTACGAACAAAAGAAGTTCGTCATTATGCAAGGGTTTGAGTATCCTGAGTGTTCTTGGGAGACTAAGCCTAGTGGGGACTATGAGGATAAGGGCCATGGAAAGGTTCGAGATATCACATATACCCCAGACTTTATTGGGTATGATGCAAAGGGGAAGATTAAGTGGGTCATTGAGTGTAAAGGCTTTGCCAACGATAGATTCCCAAATACATGGAAACTATTCAAGCAGACTTTGATACGAGAAGGAACACCAGTCCCCTTGTATCTCCCTAAAAATCAGAAGCAGGTCTTGGAGTCAATCGAAAAGATACTGTTATTATAATCAACTATTTAACTAACTAAAGGTCTGGAGAAATCTGGGCCTTTTTTATTTTATCCTAATGAGTATAAAAACTATTGAAGACAACTACATTGGGATGGACAAGGGTGTGGCTAAGAGGATTAACAAAGGAGCTGAGAAGCTCGTCTTTGATATCCTACAGGCTACTCAGTATTCCACCCCCATTCCTTCGACCGTCAGAGAGCTGGTAACAAATGCCTGCGATGCTCAACGAGAGAAGGAGATTGCTATTGAGATTCTTACTGGGGTTAAACAAGCATCAGATTATTACATCACCAGAGATGGGGAACAGTATTCTGATTCTAACTTTGACCCCAGCTACTATTCTATCTCTAACCTTGATATTGTACGTAACCATATTGAGATAACTTATCAGCATAACGATGGCATTGGCTATTGTGATAGGTTATCTATTAAAGATTATGGTGTAGGTATCGGGGCTAAGAGACTAGAAGGTATCCTTGAGCTAGGCTATTCTACTAAACGTAACACAAGTCAGAACTTCGGTGCTTTTGGCTTGGGTGCTAAGGTAGCACTGTCAACTGGTGTAGACTTCTATACTATTGAGACTGTGTACAATGGCAAGAGATTCAAGGCTAATTGTTTTAACTATAAGACTGACTTCATTATCCCGAAGTTCAATCTTACAACAGGCCAGCTTAACCCATCGATTACTTTGTCTGATGGATCTGTAGTATATTATGAGGATACTGTAGATCTTAACTGGACTGAGGTAAGCTTTGGTGTTAAGTCCCACAACTCAGCTAGATTCAACGAGGCTATAGAAGAGCAGCTCAACTATCTTGACAATGTTCGTTTCTATGTAGAAATGAATGGCCATAAGATGGAGCAGAAGATTAAGAGTGAGATCATCTATAACTCTAAGAACCTAATTGTTTCTACTAATAACTATTTGAGAAAGCCTCACATCGTTATTGTAAAGGAAGAAGGAGCTGAGACTGGTATTAACTATGGTTATGTAGACTTTAGAGAGTTAGAGATGCAGGATCTGTATGGTCCTGTAGGCTTGAAGTGTCCAATTAAACAGTCCTACATTGATGAGGAAGGGCAAGAGGTAATCATTCAGGATGGTGTCGAGGTAACTCCATCACGAGAGAAGGTTATCTGGAGTGATTCGACTAAGGCTTTTATTCAGAAGCTTATCGATGCAGCTGCAGATGAGGTAACTGAGCTCGTGGAGAAAGAGTTATTAGAGACAGACTTCCTTAAATGGTTAGATACTTGCAGACAAATCATTGGTGGTAAGACAGGAAGTAAATATTCAGATGATCCAAGTGAAAGAGTTCTTGCAGTACTATCAAACATTATTGATACTAAAGCAATCAAGCCTAAGTATTCTCCTGATCCGTCTATTAAATTTACTAGCATTCCATCAACTCTTAATGGTTTTAGCGTAAAAGCTCATACTCAAAAGATTGATAATGTTAGAAGTGCTAGTGAGGTACGTACACAGGTTGAGTATGTAAGTAATAAGATAGACCATTGGGAACAGATTGGTACTAAGAAAGTATTCTATCGTACAGGTAACTCTAATAAGTACAAGGACTTTTATCTATACAAGATTTATGGTTCATTTGTAACTATTAAGAAGACTAATCTTAGTTACTTGCAGGATCATATGGATAGTCCTGGTATACCTGATACAGACATTGCTCATTATCAAGCAGAGTATACTAAGAAGAAGTCTAATCAAGATTTGATAGAGCCGTTGATCAAGGCATCAGAACTTTATGAGAGTTATGATGATATTGTTCTTCCCGATGATATCAAAGAACAGTATGATGGAGCTGCGGCAGATGCAGATGCTTATAGAATGCAGAGTGGAGTAAGTCTAACTCCAGAGGAGAAACGTAAGCTTAACTCTCAGATTGTAGGCTATACTCTTCGTCCTGATAATAGCAGACATGCTGGTAATTCTTACAAGGATTTCATATGGGATAAGGTAGAGCCAACTCTCAATACAGTAATCAAGAGTGAGATACCAACTTACTATGGTACTGATGAGGATGCTGAGAAGCTGAAGATGGCTGCTGCTATTCTTAGTAAGTTTAATCCTGCTTTCACTAAGATATACAATCATAATTCATGGTTACCTTATGGTGAGCATAATGACACTGTATATTACTTTGATGTTTTACCTAGTAGATTCTTTAGGAATATTCCTACTCTAAAGGTTCCATTTGATAGTCTTAAGGAGCATACTCAGATTCTAAAACTTAGTGAAGCTAATACTAAACATGTAAGAGACTTGGCTAATTACAAACACATCGATGAGTTCTTTAGAACTGTAGATGCTGAGGGTAATTATACTTGTCACCCAGCTGTTAATATGCTTGCTAATTATTTATGGGCTGATCAGTTCCCAATTTGGAAGAGCTTTACTTCATTCAATGAGTGCTTTGAGCTTGACTTTATAGATGAGAGGTATAATAAGATTCATTCTTATCTTCTAGACATCTATAAGAAGTTTGACTCTATTGTATTTACAAAGACTAATCCTGAAGATTTGCTTGTAGATCTAAAGAGTGACCTTACTAATCTTACTGCTTTTGAATTGTTTTCTGCAGCTGACATATCTGATGATATGAGAGCTGAGTTATCTGCTAAGTTCTTTGTTCTGTCTGATATCTCAGGAGTAAAAGTCTTGGATCATAAATTTATGGAGGTTATGAGATTTGCTGATGAGTTCACTAAGGACACCAGAGATCTTCTTCCTCAGCTAAGTTTCTACGGAAGACCAGAGACACATGAGCAGATAAAAATCTATCTGAAAACCTTACGGGTATTGGAAATTCCTATCCCTGAACTCAATTAATTTCGTATCTTTATAGTAAATAATTAAACATGATTTATATCAATGTAATTGACGACAGGATCTGCGGATCCTATGGAGACACTCCGTTCTCTGTTCAGTATAGCCCTGAACTGTATGAGAAGCTGAGTAAACTTTCTGAACTTGCTAATGATGCTACCACATTTGAGGAGTATCAAAAGTTTCTTGATGAGTTCGGACTGAACACACAAGAAGATTACACTAAACTTATCCAAGATAAGTGTGAGTTTATCTTCGTAAACAGAGCTACTGGTGAGTTCTTTCTGAAGCATGGGGAGACTGTGTCTACTATTCCAATGCCTGAGGCTTTGGTAGAAAGAATCTATGAGTCTATTGACAGAGGGATTGATTTCAATCCACTTGTTAAGATGTGGACTAGATGGCTTCGTAACCCTATCCTTAGAAAGAAGATGAAGGATGGAAGAGGTAAGGAATTCTCTGAGAGATTCTTCAACTTTGTAAACCTTCAGTATGTACACCCTGTACTATTTAAGAAGTATGCAGAGGAGATGGGTTTCTCTGATGAGAAGGCTATCGATGCTGCTACTATGTATCAGATGAAGATTACTAAAGAGGGTCTCTTGAATGGTTACAAAGTATCCAAAGAGATTCTACACAAGTATGACCCTGAGACTGGTGAGGTTCATGACCGTTACAAGAGAACTTTCAATGTAGACACTGGTGAGATTGAGTCAGAAGGATTGCCAGAGTTTGTAGAAGACAGGTTGTTTGAGCCAGCAGTTATGGGGAGTGGTGGTGATGCATTCTATTGTGAGGGAGTTAATGGCTATGGAACTCCAGGACACTTCATCAAGGTAGGTTGTGTACATCGTCTTGATTCTTGGGATAAGGTAAACACTAACGATCATGCATCTTGTGTTCCAGGTTTGCACTTCGGGGGACTGAAGTATATTGCTGGATACGGTGGTGAGATTCACAATGTGTTTGTTGACCCAATGCACATCGGTGCTATTCCTGATGATGAGACTGGTGCAGTAAGATGTTTACAGTATTTCGTTCATTCATCTCTTGCAGGTGTTAATGGCTCTATCTATCACTCTTCTACTTATGCAGCTATGACAGATGCTGAGTGGGATAAGATGAGAGAGGAAGCTGTTGCTCTATCTATGGAGAAGGCAAAGAAACTTCAAGAAGAACAGGATGAACTAAATTCATTATAAGCTATGATCGACCGTATAGACACAGGAGGACAAGAGAGTACGATTTGTCTAATTGACGGGGATAGCTTATTATATTACGAGATGGATAAGCCTACTCTGGAAGAAGGTCTGAAAGGACTGGACTCCAGGGTAGAGACTATCCTGACTAATTGTAATGCTAATGCTTACGTTGGTTTTCTAACAGGGAAGAGTGGATATAGATATCAAGTCTCCCCAACATATAAAGCTAACCGTAAGCATCGTCCCAAACCAATTATCTTCTATGCACTCAGAGAGTACTTGAAGCAGAGGTATACATTCAAAGAGTTCGAAGGATTAGAGGCTGATGATCTCGTTGCTTACTATGGAGTAAACAACAATGATTATAAAGTTGTAATCTGTTCTCCCGATAAGGATGTACTGCATCAGTGCATAGGCAAGCATTTTAATTATCAGAAAGTAGAGTTTGTGACAACTAGTGAAACAGATGCCGAGAAATTTTTATGGAAACAAGTCTTAATGGGGGATAGCACGGATAACATCCAAGGCATCCCAGGTGTAGGAATCAAGACGGCAGAGAATTGGCTGAAGGATCGTGAGAAAGAAATCGAGGGTTTCGTGTTGAGAAAATATATAGAAAAGTTCGGTGTAGTTGAAGGCTTGGAACAGTTCTTCATTAACTTTCGACTGGTGTATCTCCTTAAGACTAAGGATGACATACTACGAGAAGTTAAACTGGAACTACCTGAATTACAGTCTTTAATATGTATTAACTCTAAACCTGAAGAGAATGAGCCAACAGAATCAGCCCCTGAATCTCCCTCCTGGGAAACCTGGTAAATCCTTTCTAACCATTGTCAATGCTAGAACAGTAAGACTGTCTGGTGATATAAAACAATTCAAGCCAATCTATAATGACTCTGATGAGATCATTAAGCTAGAAGGGCCAGAGTTGGATTACTATATCGGACAGGTTATTAGACCCAAGGTAAAAACTCCTTACAAGATTAATGTAATTCAGAAGCTGACTGCAGGAGGAGATCCAAAGAATCCTGCACAAGGTTATGACTTATCTATTGCTAGGACAAACTTGTCCTCAATCTTTGCTGCTCCTTTATTAGGGGGAAACAGAGAGTTATTCTTGTGGGATAAGTATTTCATTAATGCTTTTGTAGAAACACCAGATGAAAAGAATGTCATTGCAATGCTGTACAGATTCTCAGGAGATGTTTTGTTCTTGAAGTTCGAAGCTGCACTATGTGCATTCAGAACATTTAAGTACAAGATTGACACTGACTCAAGTCATGTACTGTTTGTATTTGAAGTTCCAGAGACATCACAGAGTGCCTACGAGCATTTGATGAATAGTGAGTATTCTAAGATTGACGACTTCTTGAAGTTAAAGATTCTAGATTACCATGGGTTTAACATGGATGGTCAAACAGCTAGAGTTTTATTCAAGTCTCAGATTCTAAAAGCTGAGCTTGAGGAGAAGCTAGACTGTATCATTCCAGAAGAGAATGAGCTGCACTCAGCACTTGATATGGCCCAAGAAAGATTTGATCCAGAGTATTATTACACACCAAAATCAATTGTAGAAAGAAAGTCTAATGTCAAAAGTACTTGAACAATTAGGGGATTGGGCTCCAGTATACATGCAGGTTACTGAAGAGCTCGGTCTTGAATACGAAGTGCTCAAGTCAACTTTAAAAGCAGAGAGAGCCTCTAGGACTGTTTACCCAAGCAGTCCAGAGGTTCTTCGAGCTTTTGAGCTGACACAACTCAAAGATTTAAAAGCAGTCATCATTGGCCAAGATCCGTATCACAATGGAGCTGCAACAGGTCTAGCCTTCGGGGTTAGAGAAGGGTTTAAGATTAACCCAAGTCTTAGAGTTATTTATAAAGAGCTATGTTTGGAACACGGAGAAGAAGAACTCCCTAACTTTGATTTCAGCTTAGAAAGCTGGGCCAAACAAGGAGTGCTACTTCTCAATACAACATTAACTGTGGTAAAGGGTCATCCTAACTCTCATGAAAGCCTGTGGAGAGGCTTTGTAGATAAGATGGTAGGTAAGATGATTCAAGAAAAAGACAATGTTGTATTTCTCTTATGGGGTAAATATGCACAGAACAGATTCGATTCTTTAGTTAAGTCTACGAATATGTACTATGGTAAATCCCATGTTGTAATTACTGCTCCACATCCTGCAGCTGAAGTATACGGAAGTATGAAAGCTGGATTTGTTGGGAGTAATTGTTTTATGAAAGCTAATGATAACTTATCAACACCTATTAATTGGATATGAGTAAACAAACAGCAGTAGATTGGTTTTTTGATAAAATGAAAAGCCACTTTGAACACGATGGAGATTTATTTGAAACGGTTTGCATGACCTATGCTATTTCGAAAGCAATGGAGAAGGAGCAGATGATTCAATTTACTAACAACTATCTTAGGCAGATATATGAAGTTGGTGAAATGACAATTGAAGATTTTTATAACGAAACATACGGAGGTGACGAATGAGTACATTGGGATTTATATTCATGCACATAGCATTTGCAGCATGGTTTTGTGCGGGATATGCTATTGGTAAAAATCAATCACTTAAACAACCTAAACAATGAATGAGATAATAGAAAAATACGAAGCAAAATTAGACTACTTGGACAAAGCAGTTGAACAGACAAAACATCTAATGGATGAAGATACATTGGATATGATGAATGATATGAAAACTTTGCTTACTGAGGTAGTGACTGATTTTAAAACCATACTCACATTAAATGGAGGTGACAAATGAAAGAACCAAGTAAATTATTAGCATCAGTAATCATGGATCTAAAGATCCGTGAAGAAAGAGGATTAGCAACATACGGTACAACTATGGATAGGAAAGACTTATCTAAACAAGAGTGGCTGCAACATGCCTACGAAGAAGCTCTTGATCTAGCTCTGTACTTAAAGAAGCTGATGGAAGAACATGACAAGCTGAAGATAAAAGAAGTGGGGCAATAGCCCCCCTTTTTTCAGCCCCGTCTGTTATTTAAATGCTGTAGGTCCTAGGTTAAACCATTTAGCAGCCTCTTCAGGTGTTGATGATTTTTCTAGTCCTGATGCTATTGGGAAAAGTTTTTCTAGCTTAGCCATAAACTTACTATCTCCTTTTGCATGACTTCCTACTTTTCTTTCGTAGTATAGGCCTTCTGTATCTCCCCATAAACCATAAGGTATTTCCTGGAAGATAATGTGCTGTATCAAATCCAATCCATTCTGGTAGGTTCTTACTGCAGCCATTGGAGAGAATAAAGTTCTACTTAATTCTATAGGATTTACAAACTGAGTTAATTCTGTTACAAACCTTTTAGTTTGGTATCCCAGGAATTGAGAAGCATATCCTTGTTCTTCATCGTCATCATCACTGAAGACTGCGTATGATAAGAATAGTGCTATTGCTATAAACCCTAGATTGACAAATACTCTTTTCACGTTCTCTCTTTCAAATGGTTCCATCATAGCCCATACAGTAGTAATGTTTCCATTATTAGCTTTTATATCTCTAAGGTATCTACCAAAGGAATGAAGCATACCCTCAGAGATTGTATTAAGTTCTATGTCTCTTCTCAATCCTCCACCAAAGCTTGATACATCTCCATGCCCCCAGTGCTTTCTAAGTGATGGGACAAAGTATCTTCTAAAGAGCATAATCATTTTACCATACTCTCTTCTCTGAATCATAGCATCGTCAAACTTAGTCTTTACCTGGTTTGATTTCTTAGTTAGTCCTGATAGTCTATTTCTGATTTTTAGTTTGAGAGCTTCGGCATTCTCTACTCTACTATCAATTTCATATCTACCAGTCTCTTTATTAAGAATAAGAAGATCGTATACATTAGCATCTTCTCCTTTCTCATTCTTAATTACATTCCCATCCTTATCCTTAAGATTTCCTTTGAATGAATCTAGCACTGCAAGCATTCTAGTTACAGCTGTTTCATTTTCTATACCTGATTGTATAGCCATTGGTAAACCACTAGCCATTCTCAATGCTTTAGGACCTGTTCTAACATCTCTTGCCATAGTTATGTTCTCCCCTAAGGCATCAAACATTACTATTGCCTGAGATATCTTAGATGTAGGGGCAAACTTTAATGCATCTCCAGTCTGATCTGTAATGCTTGAATAGTAAGTAGCTTTAGCCCATCCTAAGTTTTTCTTATCATAGAACTGAGATGCAACTCCTTCTTCAAACACTCTGAAGTTATCGAGTATGAATTGATTCCCAGCTTGCAAGAAGTTAAATGCAAGACTGTTAAGAGCTGTATATGAATTGAGAGTATTAACAAGTTTAGCTGTAGATATTTGATTGCCTCTTATAGAGATGGCTGTCTTCATATCTGTCTCCCCAAAAAATATCGAGCTAATCCATTCCTCTAAATGTTTGTACGTATTAGACTTCTCACTCTTAGTCTCATGTCTGGTCAATCCCATCATCTTACCAAATCTGTTGATGATAGGATTGTTAGCTGCATCTACTATTGGTACTGTTCTAGTTTCTATGATATGACTCATAGCCATAACAGCTCCAGCAATCTCAGACTTTCTCTTGTACATGTTAGCCATCCCGTTAAATTGGATAATAGCTGAGATCATATCTCTTGTCACAAGTTTTTCATCTGTTGGAGTAATATAGAATATAGGAACTAGTTTGTTTTTATTTTCTTTGTTAGCATTGATGCTATCTCCGTAGTTGATGTCAGTCTCAAGGAAGTTAAACTTATCCTTTAGCCCCATCTGAACAGCACTTATTGCTCCATTCCTCTGCATCTTTTCTAATCCGTCAGAGAGAATTGCAGGGGCTACATAACTGTATTTATCCCAGTGATTCTTAATCACTCTATGAGTCCCTACAACAGATTGGTCTTCTTGGAATTGCTTTAGCAGAGCTGTATAATACTCAAATGCAGGCTTGTTATTCTCTAAAGCTGTATACTTAGGATTTATAAATCTATCAGATGGTTCATACATGAACTTAGTATACACATATGCTTCTTCGTTATTCCCTGTATAGATTTTGTATCTCTTTATTAAAGTATCTATATCCTTTATATCTGCATATAGCTTAGCCATCAAGTCACTATTCTGGTCACTCTCAGCTTGTCTAAGTGCTTTTTCTCTAGCTTTTTTATCAGCCTCTAGTCTATTTAAAGAATCAATAGCATCTTTATTCAGCTTACCATTGTCTTTATACCAGTTGTTAAGTTCTCTATAGAAAGCAGCCTTATTCTTTTTATTAGTCTCATCTGAGAACCAAGCACTCCTTCCTTCTTTATCATCCGGTATTTTGTACTTTGCATTTAAAGACTTCTCAAACTCTTCTATCTCTTTATAGTATTTATTCACATCGTACTTCTGTACAAATGCTAGAAGGTTCATCTTCTTTTTCTTCCCAACTTCTTTAGAACTAGTATCTGCTACTTCATACTCTACTACTTCTATAATGTCTTCATTAAATCTATTGATATCTAACTCAGATCCCTTGCTCTCCTTATACTTCTTGAATGCAGCTTGCATTTTGTAAATTGTATCTACAGTGTCATCATTTGCCTGTAGCATTTTATTCTTTACAGTCAAAGCAAACATCTGTATCCCAACTTCAGAAGAGTAAACAAGTGGATCCATCATGTAACTAAACTTAGATTTATCTAATGCTTGTTCTCTAAGTTCTTTTATCAGAGTCTCTCTACCTATCTTCTTATTCTCCATTTGCTGCACATTGAGCTCTAACAGATCCTCTTTGTACTCTGCATCTAGCCTATCCTTCTCAGCTTTAGTAGTAGCTTCCTTCTTAGCTTTATTATACTCTTCAGTTATAGTATTGTACTCCTCATCTTTCTTCAGAGCTATCAATCTTTTATTATTCTTGATATTCTCTATCACAGAGTTTATCTGTCCATTTATCTCATTGAACTCATCTCTGTTTTGGATAACGTCTACGTGAATAGGAATGATGGTATCTCTATAGTCATTGTATACCTTTCCCATTTTAGTAATAGCCTTATCTAATGTATCCTCCATAGCAGTAATCTCTTGATACTGCTTATTA